TCGGTCACACAGACTTAAAGCCCTCGGAAACGCCGTAGTCCCACCCTTAGTTGCAGAGATTGGTCGTATCGTTATGGAGTTTGACCAGACGCGCTGACTAGCCACACGCTCTCTTTGTCCTGATCTTCCGGCTTCTCTGCCGGTGGGTTGGGATCGTCGATGTCAACTAGCTCACTGATAACAACGGTGATGCTTAGCTCACAGTTATCAGGCAAGTCCTTCACCGTCACGCTAGGCATCGAATCGTTCCTCGATAAATCTCTCCCTCGCTGTTAACGTTCCCAAATCCCTGCACGCCTCCTCTAGCAGCTTGATGTTTTTAGTTCTGGCGTACTCGGTCAGCAACTGAACCACCCTCCCGCTCAGGAAGTTGAGTTGATTGGCAATGATATAGGCCGATGGTTCTATGTCCTTCATCATTCCAATTCTACCTTGTGAATCTCCCCGCGCCACTCGTATTCGCCGGGGTTGTGAACCTTCACTAGCTCAGGGGTCAGCAGGAAATTGTCTCGAACCGTCAGAACAACATAGCCTGACACCCACGGTCTGGGGTTATCTTCGGCGTAGTCAAACGAACTTTGATGGATGTCCGCCATTGTGCCGCACTGCACACCGTATCGGTGAGACGTATAATCAGACCAACTGTTAACCTGCATGACGTGAGTGTGGCCGGTTACGATATGCACCCCACTTTTGAGGGCGTTGTTATAACCGGCATGAATCCCGCCGTTGAACCGGTGTTTGATCATGATCGGCTTCTCTGCCCCATCAACCCAGAGCGACATGCAGAACGTCCAACTTGGGAAGTGATCCTTCAAACTGAAGCCGGGCACACCCTTGAACATTGCAGCATTTTGCGCCAGCGACATGTCAAACCGTTGGTCGTGGTTGCCCATCGTCCAGAATCGCTGCGCGTTTGGCGCTGCCTTCTCAATCTCCGCAAGCCGCATCGAGATCACGCCTAGTTCTTGCTCGACTGTTGGCCGTTCCTCCCACCCTAACGGAGCGTGGCGACCAATGCTGGCACCGTCCATCAAGTCGCCATTCAAAACAATCACGTCGGGTTGCAGTTTCTTGGCTAGTTCAACAAACGACAAGTGCGCTGTCGTTACCGTGTTGGCCTCATAGTGGCAGTCACTGCCGATCATGAACACCATGTCTTTTTCAATGGTCAGGGTTTGCCGAAATGATTTCCTCGGCGTCTTTGAGCGCGACAGGTAAGCCGGAACGTGTAGCGCCCGACCCAAAACACCCTCAACCTTCTTGCGCTTCTGGAAGACGTTACGCACCGACACATCGTATTTGACCGCCATCTTCGTAGCGCCCAACGCCTCGAAGTCTGCCCCAAACAGCTCTGGGTCAGTCGGTAATTTCGGTCTGCCCATATCCTCCGCGCCTCGCAAAATTATTGCACACGTGCTGAAAAATTTGCCGTTTCAATCCCAGATCTCTCTCTGTCTTTGGCTCGGCATCCCAAACCTCTCTCATCGCAGCATCCATAGCCTTGACCATATCAGCAGCCACAGACCTTGGCGACCTCACCCGCACACCCTTCGCTCATGCGCTTTAATCTGTTCTTCCCAATCGGCAATCATCTCGCGGTAGTCCGAAACGTAGAACTTCACCGAGTCTTTCTTCGTTGCCAACATATGCTCAACTGCGTCTTTCCCATACCAATCTATCATCCAGATCGTGTACTGCGCCTCCGCGCTCCCGTGTTTCATACCAAACCCGTTACAGCCCCGGCACTGAGGGTGCACGTTTTGTTCCTCTAGCGCCCACCGCGATGACGAACCCTTGGGTATAAAGTGGCCGCCGTCTAGCTCTTTATAGTGTTGGATCTTGCCACAAGATACACAAGCAGCGAATCCCGAGTCATCAGCCGCGCTGATTCTGGCAAGTTTTTGGAGCGTCTTCAATGCTTTAGCGCGAAGTGTTGCGCTAGTGGGTTTCTTCGCCATCAGACGCCACACATCCCGTCGCACTCATCCATGAACGAAAACGAAACTTGGTCTTTGTTAGGATCCGTCAAATCTACTTCTTCCAGCGGAACCGCTGACCTGTGGAGGAACAATCGCTGCTTTGACCCGTGTACACCCTCGCGGATGGCGCGGTCAACTTCAACGGCATCTTGCCAAGATTTTGGGTCGTTTTCTTTTATTTCCAGCCACGTTTGTCTGTCATGGTAGGGACAGAAGGTGCAAGACGACTTCTTGGGAAGCTCGTTGAATCCGTTGTTTTTCATCCATTGCAGGCAGTGAAGTCGGGCCATGTTGTTTTCAATCAACGGGAACCGATGGCTCATCCATTTTTCTGGCGGTAGTTTCATGCGCTGAATTTCATCGGTACTTATGCCAATCCACTTCTCGACCAAAACCTGCCCCTTCGGCGACCGTTCTCCTTTCTTCAAGCCCAGCAGTTCCCGCAATTTTTTGTTGACCGGCTTGATTTTGTATTCACTTGTACATTGTCGCCTCAAGATGCCCATGCGATCTGCGCTCTCGGTAAAAAAAGGGACTCCTGCTGCGCGCTTTGTATTTTCGTTGAGGCTGTAGCACGCACCGAAAATCGCTTGGCGCAAATCTCCGTTTGTCACCCTGAATATTGGAAATGGCAACTGTGTCTCTAGCCAATCTAGCCATTCATAGATGTGATCCGGCTCCGCTTGCGTGTCAGCGAATATCGCGCAGTCTGGCATCGGGGTGATTTGCCCCTTCGCCGCCATCAGAGCCATGACTGATGATTGCACCCCCGCCCCTAAACTAATCACTGTCAGCATCAGACGATCCTCCGCTGGTTGGCCTGCTTCGTGCGCTCGGCGTCGAACATCAACTGCCCAAGCATAATCTGCTTCTTGAGCTTCTCAGCCGTCAGGCTGGCTTGCGCGACTGCCCGGTAGTGGTTTGCCCACTCTCCGGTTGATCTTGTTTCGGTCTGCGCCTTAGCAGCACTTGCCCCGCCGTCCATGAATGCCTTCTGAGTGGCGGCCTCGTAAGACTTGAAATTAGTTTCTGCCTCAATCGCTTCCCGACTTGCACTCTCCCACTCATTTATACGTTCACTTAACCTTTCTAAGATGCGATCCATTCGATCCATTTTTCTCTCTCCCACGCGGTGACATATAGTGGGGTTTGGTGACCCACCAACAAAATTTATATCGACAGACTGTATTTCCACTCGATCATTTCCCTGTATATGGAGGCTGACCCAGACCCGACCCACTCCCCTGTCTATCTAAAAATAGAGGGGGAGAGTTTTGTCACCGTTAACGAGTGTTCCGTTTGGCGCTCCCACTAAAGCGCCCAGCTTTCTGTCAAATTGTCTTCTGGTCATTTTGTCCAACCGGTTAACCACCGGCACCCGTATTGGGCCTCTGCTGCTTATGGTGCAGGACAAACCATTAAAGAGGGCCGACTCTCTCACAACAGGGGAGGAGGAGAGGAAAGAGAGCCGACCACAAATCATACCGTCCAGTCTTCCAAGAAGATGTCCGGCCTCAAATCGTAGGGCTTTACTTCGCCCTCCAACAACACGCACAGCTTAACAACATATTTCGCTGGGATGCTATTTTTAGATTTCCAATGTTGCACTTGCTGTGGATAAGTGCCCATCGCACGAGCGATAGCACTGATGCCTCCCGCCTTAACCCTCAAGTTCTCAAAAATTTCTGGTGTCATCACTTTCTCCTGTTGATCCCCCGATCATACATCCAAACTTTTACAAAAAAAAGATTCCCATGCAATAAAATATATGTTCTACTGGCTGCGTGGAACAACAGAGGAAAACGATATGTACGACGTACCAGACAGACCGATCTCAGCCGACCCCAACTTTCAAAGACTTTGGGGTGACGATGACCACGTCCACGAGATGGACGAACCCGATCAGAACGACACGCAGTTCAACCTGCACTGGTTTGGCATGGATGAGTACCTGTCGTTTGATACCGGCTTGATCGCTGACACCCGCGACGAGATGGATCGGCTTGTTGATCTGCTTGTCAACGAGTGCGAACTCGAAGTGAAGCAACACCCCCACAACGGCGAGGAGTCAGATGTGCAGGGCGGGCTGGAAGATGCCGACGTAATCAACGGCAACCCCGCCGGTCAGTATTTCATTATCCAGCGCGGTCGAGTCATTGGCGTAGTAACGGAGGTTCGATAATGGGACGAGTCAAAAGCGAAATGTTCGAGGACGATTTAGGCTCGGATGATGAGTTAGTGGCAAAGCCGCTAGCCCATCTCTTTGGGTCAGACCCTCTGGCTGAACTTACTAAGTCAGCCGAAAAAGTAATTGATAGTGCGCGGATCGTTGACGAGATCCGCGACTGTGAGCTGCCTTACGGCACTTTTGAACGACAAACCTTCATTAGAGAAAAAGTCAAGGAGCTGATGAATGCAATCAACTGCAAGTGAAATCTACCACGCGCTCAGTAGGCCGTGGGCTAAAGGAGAAGTGAAAGAACGTAAAGGGCCGGGCGGAAAGATGCTGTCCTACGTTGATGCCCGCCAAGTCCAGAACCGATTGGACGAAGTCGTCGGTACTGAGAACTGGCAGACACATTTCTCGGAAGTGTGCGGCAACTACTGTTGCACCCTCTCTGTGAAAATAGACGGGGAGTGGATCGCCAAGTCAGACGGTGCCGGTGAGACATCAATCGAGGGTGACAAAGGCGGATTCAGTGACGCATTCAAACGCGCCGCTGTGTCCTTCGGTATCGCTCGGTACTTGTACTCAGACTCGGGCATGACACCCGAGCAATTCGACAAGCGCCGTGGCGTTATGGCTGACGTTCAGTCAGAAGATCCAGCCACCGTACCAAACGAAGCCGACAAGATGTTGGCAAACGAGCTCGCGCAGGCAGTACAGAGCGAGAACAACGCAAAGATCCTAGAGATCTGGGCCAGCCTTGTGACCGATCAGGAACGAACCGTGGCGACGTGGTCACTGCTTGGAAGCCAGACCCGAAGGTACATAAATAAAACTGTGAAGGAGAACCAGCAATGAAACCCAAACACGGATTCTCGAAGGAGATCTATACAATCGTGAAGGCGGACGGGCCACTCGCCTACAGCGGCATTCACGCCCGCTTGAGGCAGCGCAGTGTGCGGATGTCAAAAGACCAAGTGCTGAAAACCCTCAGCAACATGGTGCAGCGGAATCAGCTTTTGCGATCAGAGCACAACCCGAAGAAGTTTGTGGTCGTTGGATTTGATGAGAGCGTGATTGTCCCTGACCCTATGCCAACCCATACCGCTGTGGAGAAAACGCCTGAGATGGAAGAATTACCCCCTTCTCAGGGACTTCCGCACCTAGACTCAACAGCGATCATAATGATCGCATCCATCGCGGCAGGAACAGCCGCACTCACCACCATTATTTTGAGGTTCGTATGACAGATAAGGTATTCGCGCAGGGCTTGTATGTTAAGCCGCCAAAGGAAAACTCGCCAGACTTTGTGAAGTTTGGACTCAGCATCAAGCGGCAGGAAGTCATGGCTTGGCTGCAAGGCCAGTCGGAGGAATGGATCAACCTGCAGGTAAAGGAGGCTAAGTCGGGTAAGTGGTACGCCGAGGTAGATACTTGGAAGCCAGACCCGAACCGAGCGAGACCAGCGCAGCCAGCGCAGTCGAATCCGTTTGAAAGTCTAGACGAGGACATACCTTTCTGAAAATATTGTATGGCGGGAAACTTTCCGGGCAGGCGAGCGCCAGCGTCAGCCTCCCCTCGGGGATATGAGAATCAGATGGTGTGCTTGTGCCCGCATTGATTCACACATCAACACCATCAACTGGCGCACTCAACAAAGGAAAGACATGATTGAGAAAGAAGACTTCACACGACTGTACAAACCATTCTTCCAGCTTCACCCGTTCAAGAAGCGCGACTGGCCGGACGGGTTGGGCGAAGTGCATTACAAGGCATTTTGTCGTGACAGCCCTGCGCTCATGCAGGAAGTGATGGGTCTATTGGTCGAGAAGCTAGACCACTTCCCCACACCTAAAGACATACGGGCGCAGATTACCGCACTCAGTACATCAAAGAGTGAGGGCAACGAAGGCAAGACCAACGGCACCAGTGTCAGCGAGGAAATCGGGTGTCGCTACCTAGAACACAAACATGGCGTGGAGTACAACGGCAAGCCAGTGCCGTGTCCCGATCCTCTCCCGTCGTGGATTAAACAAGAAGTTGACCGGGTTGATGACATGCTAGGCCCACAGTTCCCCATTAAATCTAAGCTAGGAAACGTAGGCTTTGCCATTGTCCAAAAGGAAAACCGATGAACGACGCACTCAAAGAATTCTTAGCCAACGGTGGTGAGATCCAGCAGTTACCATCGAACGTGCCACGCGACTTGAACGTCTGCCTGAACTGTAAGAACCTATTCCCCACAGCGGAGATGACCAAGGGTAGCCAGCGCCGATGCAAGAAGTGCCACGAGAGACACACGAACTTCAAGACGAGCCGGTAGACTTGTTCTACAAAGCCATTAAAGCGCAGGAAAGACTGCAGCGTGAGTACCTAGATTACAGGTTAGCCAACGTCAGCGCCCCATTCAGTGAGGCAACAAAGCGGCAGATATGGGAATGGCAGCGCCAAGGCAAAACGACACGGTGGATTGCGGACGAACTAAAGGTGACACGCTACAAGATTCACCTGCTAGTTAAGCGGACATCGTGGCCTGCGCCGACCAACCTAGCCTAAAACAATATCGAAGCGAACCAGACAGCCACGAAGATACCGGCGATCATAGATAGCACGCAAACCACACTCCCTAACAGCGGCTTCATATCTGGAAGATCAGCCATATGGCTAGCATGATTGCGATTGGGATGAGGCCAACAGAGACAGCGATGACAATGGCTAGCTGGGTTAGCTCTTTCTTCCTGCGCTTTCTAGCCAACTCCAACCGGCGGATCTCAGCAGCCCTAGCCTTGCGAGCCTCGGCCATAGCCTTCATTGCATCGTCCCACAACTGACCGTTGCCTGAGTACACGAATGCCTCGCGCACTTGTGCTAACGCATCGTCAGCTTCCTTCTTCGCTAACTGCGCTTTGACAGCATCGGCTGCGCTAAGTGTCTTGGTGTTTTGTAGCCTTTGTAGATCGTGCTGACCCTCGGCTAGTGCGGATAGGTAGCCACTGATCTGGCTGAGGTCTTGAGTTGCTTGAGCCGTTTTGTTTAGAGCAGAGGCGGCCATGTTAAGGCCACTGATGATAGCCCCTAGCTCAAGAACCACGTCCTAGTAAACCCATAGCACGGGTTCTGTCTCTCGCATATCGACGTGAACGAATGTTTTGTGAATCCCTATGCCGGTGAAGCCAAGGTAAAACGCCTGCTTCACTAACTGTCTTCTCTCCACCCCGTTAGCCACTGCGATGTCACAAGCAATACCCTGTGCATGGGTACCCGGCTTTGCCTTCTTCACCTCTAAACTATGACGGGGAGAGCGGTATCCAGACGTGATGTACAGCGGTCTACCAACAGCAGAGCGTAGCTCGTCAACCTTTCGGATCAGGTCACTACTGACATTATTCTCGCCTGTCTCTTGGCAGTCGAAGTCTTCACGCTTGAAGTAGAGATAGTCCATCACTTCTTAACCTTGTTCATAATTCCTATCGCACCCCTCACGCCAAACGATGCAGCGATGATCACGGACAACCCGTACTGATACCACTGCGGCATGGTCGCTAGAACTGCGAAGCCCTCACGGACATACGGTACAGCCGATGGTACGAATGCTAGAACCAAGGGGATGGAAAACAGAATGGTTATCCACTCGTCTTTCCAGCTAGTGTTGCTAGCCCTAGCCATAGCGGTTTCCCAGTCAGCCGCGCTCTTGGATTGGTTGATCATTACCGCAGCCTCAGCCTCAGCCTTTGCTTTAGTCTTGGCGACCTTGCCCTCAATCCACGTTCTACCCAGATCAGCGATCGGCCCTATGGCATTGAAGAAGCTCACTTGTCTGCCTTCTCGTCCAGCTTGAGCATGATCCTATTGAACATATCCCGTAGCTCAGCCATGTCCACCCGGTAGTCATCGCGGCGTACATAGGTCTCGGTCGATCTACGCTCCATGTCGTACAGTTCCCCGCGCGTACTCTGTAGCATGTCCCAAAAGATTTTCATAAAGAAACCCGCCAGTAGCATCAGCCCACCAAGAACTACATCGAAGGCCGTGTTCATGTCCATTAAGTTCTCGCTGTCTTTGCACTTTCCCTAAACGCTTTCGCCGTGGGTGCCCCAGCAGTCCCCGGCTTACGCATACGCTCGCCAGACCCGCCAGCAATACGCTCACGCTTCTTCATAATGTTGTAGTACAAACCCTTCTTAGGTTTCTTCATGTCCATTTACTCTTGTTAGCCCAATATGCCGCAGACATCTTGCCCCTGCGGATGTTCCTTGCGTGTCTCGCCTTGAACGATGCACGCCGATTCCTTGCCGATTCAGACTCACTCTTGCTGGGAGGGGAGCCGCTTACACCTTGCTGACCGTAACGGATAGTCTTTACCTTATCACCCTCTTTAGCCACAACGACGTGCGACTTGGTCGGATGCTTCGGTGTCCTCTTTGGTTTGTTGTAACCAGACACACCAATCCTATCAAGCAAGCTCTCACTCATTGTTCAGCGCGATCTTGTTCAGGATCTTGTACACCGTGATTGCCCACGGCTTGTCCTGTGGTGCAGTCGTTGTTGCACAGATGACCGACGCTATAGCTATAGCAGCCGTCACTATGTTAAAGGCCAGTATTATGTATTCCATGTCAGTCTCCTATTTCTACCCATTGACCGTTATCTTCATCCCACTCGTGGAAGCCCTCATCAGGATAAGGTACAGGCGCTTCCCACAAACAAGTGTCTTCATCTAATACCCAACTAGGGTAGGGCTTGGGAGGGATGAATGCGTCGCGGACTGAGTCATATGTATAGCCAATCCCCGCGTAGTTTTTCCGAAAAGGAGTGCCTCCGCTAGAGTGAACGCCACCGCGTGTGTTGTAGCTAGTACGCTTTGCTCCGTAGTACGACTCCCAATCGGTGCCGCCTTCGCCCTCATCTTTACCAACGAAGACCTGAGTGACTATGTTATTGCTATCTAAGATTGCGTAATGCGCCATAGTGTTTATCCAAAGGTTACTGTGTCAGATGGGCCGGCGGCTGTAATTGTAGTTTTTTTGAAACCAGAAGAAATAATAGTGGATGATGTAACGCCAACAGTAAGCGTAGCTGTAAAGCTCTCAGGATAAACTAAAATTACGACCCCTGAACCTCCGGGTGCTGACCAACCAGTAACCCCACTTGCAGAACCGCCACCGCCGCCCCCGCCGCCCGTATTTGTTGTGCCTGAGACAGCATTGGTATTTCTATCAGCACCGCGACCGCCGCCGCCTGTACCGCCATACCCCCAGTTGTCGTTATAGTCGTATCGACTACCTCCGCCGCCGCCTGCAAGGTAGCCCGATGTAAAGGAAGCGAGAGTAATATTAAGACCATCACCACCACTACCCGCCCTAGTAGTATCTGCATTTCCTCCTACAGCCCCAGCGCCACCGCCACCGCCACCGCCATGAAATCCAGAACTATTTAAACCGTTACCGCCGTCATTGCCTTGGCCTTCAGTTCCTAACCCGCGATTAGACCCTTGATACCCGGCACCACCACCAGAACCGCCATTGTTTGCAAAAAGGCCTCGCGGCGCTCCTGCACCGCCACCGATAGCGGTTATATTGTGAAAAGTTGAAGTGCTACCATTGTTGTTATACAAAGCGCCGCCACTACCAATAGTTAAAGCGTATGCTGTTGCAAGTTCAAAACTAAAAACCGCAGAAGACAACAAGCCACCAGCACCACCACCACCACCAATAAACTGGGAGTCTACATTGCTGCCACCACCAGCCCCTCCGCCAGCAACGACAACATATGAAAGCTCTTGCGGCACGGAGCGGTTAGCAAAGGCACCAACAGCTTTGCCTACGGAAAACGCGCTTACGTTAGCACTAAGCATTTAGACCACCAGTGCGTGGATGCCGGTGGCAGTAGTCCCTGTACTGAGGACTCGCTTCACCGAGCAGATCAGATAGAAATTAGCAGGTACAGTAACAGTCCGAGTCACACCGTCCTTAGTGTGGAACGAAACATCACCCTCACCCGTAATGTATAGACCGATGGCAATGTTACCAGTGCCTACGTTGTCCGACCCGTCTGCAGGTGTAACCGGGACCATGTCGTAGACGCTACCGTTTAACTGACCGTCTACACCTCTGAATGGATTACCCATCTTGAACCTCTCTAAATTGTGATTTCTGCAACAGACCCAAGTTGAACTTGGTTACCGTCGCTTTGCGTTATAACCGCGCTAATGCCGAGCGGTTGTCCTGACTTGATGAACAGCGTGTCACCTACCGACAGCAGGCTAGATGCCCAGCCGAAGTAGTTAGCCTCATTAGCCACCTCACTCGGGGTGTTATCGGTCGTGTATTCCCATGTGACCTTGCCGTCAGCAGAGCCACCAATGGCGTGCAAATCGTTTTGTGCAAAACTCATAGTCAGTCCTTATTCAAAAATGAAGTTGCCGCCGACCTTCTCTAGCGCGAACCAGAAGTTGCCAGCAGTAGAGCCAACGGGCGTAGCCACAAGGTTCCCTGACGATACAGTAAATGTAAACGAGGGGTGGTTAGCAGACAATCCTGCCACCAATCCTAACTTGGCGATCTCGACAACTTGCTCACCAGCCACGGCAGTCTTACTAATTAACAGCTTGTAGATGGCCGAGCCGATAGACCCTGTCGCTCCGAATGCACTGTTACAGGCAGTAATAAGTATCTCACCTGAGAAATCGTTGCTTGTGCCCAGCGAACTGTCTAGCGCAGTCAGTGTTTCTGCCACAGATGCAGAGAACGCCTTGCTGTAGATCAGCTTGGGTGCAGTGTAGTTTGTCTGGATGAAGCCGCTATCAAACGCCCTCGCCCCTGAGTTGTACATCAGCGGATCTTCGAGAACTAACTTAGCGCCCTGTCCCGCAGCGATGAAGTCATAGGTGTTAGCAATGCCTGTAGAAAAGGATACAGGCTGCTTCTGCACCACGAAGTTTGTAATGTTGTCATTTGCTTTAACGTGGGTGTGGTTAGCGAAACCGCTGTTCTGCTTGTTATTGCCACCACAGGTATTACCCATACCCGATAGCCAGTTGATCTCGTAGCTGGACGAACCCTCGAAGTAGAAGCCCGACCGGGCATTGAACTCAGCGCCATTGGAAATCAGAGACACACCACGGTTGCCTAGCATGTGGTAGCCGTATCGGTTTTCGTCAGATGCGTTAGCTACATAAGCCGAGTAAACATTAAAGTCGCTCTTGTATCCCGCGCCTGAATAGAACTTCGTTGTTATCTTGTAGACGTGCCCAGCGGTAGCGCCAGACGTTAGGGTAATAGTACCGCCAGAAGCGCCCAAGGTAGTCACGTTGTAATCAACGCCCTGCACTAGCGGAGTGTCTAATGCCGGATTCAGCGTAGAGTTGTATACAGTAATGTCGCCATTCGCTGTAGTTGGGAACGTGTAGGTAAAGACAGTCTGACCACTAGTAGCGGTGATCGTATCCGTCACATCACTAGGCGTACCGTTTAGTCTGCCGTAGTTGTTTTCCAGCAGCCATGAGGTGTGGATCTCGAAGTTATGATAGAACCCGTTTTGCGTGTTTTCCTCTGCGTTACACTGTGACACCTTGCACAAGTAGGATCGCTCGAACGCAAAGCCATCAGTACCGCGACCAGCAACCTCATGATCCCCTTTAACCTGCACTCTCTCGAAGTTAGTGCGCTGACCCGGAGACGTGTTACCTACAGCCTCGACGTTGATACCAGACGTTTTAGCGTTTAGTACCGTTAGGTCAGAGATGTTGTTAAAGATACTGTGGACTAACTCGATACCCGGCCCTGACGTAGACGCAGCAGCGTCAATGACAGTGCTCTGTCTCCCCGCTCCCTGCAGGGTTATGTTGTCAACATCGAACGTCTGGGCGCTGTTGTTGATCTCAATGGTTTCGCTAGTCTTAAACACACCGCGAGGGAGGTTCAGGGTATTACCAGTGCTTACCTCGTCGCCGTAGGTAGCTGTGATAGTCGCCTGTATAGCAGTGGTGTCATCCGTACTGCCGTCACCAGTTGCACCGTAGTCAACGACGTTTTTCGTTGATCCAGATACAAGCCGGTTGTGTGCTTTTGTTAAAGCCATTTTACGCTCCTAATTCTGGACGAGTAGCTGGGAAGTCTGACGTGCTGGGCCAATCCCGTAGTGCCTGACGATACGTTAAGATGTTATCTCTGTTAGGCCAGTCTGGGGTCTGTGCTGCTTTGTCTGTAACAGCTAACTCCATATCACGCCACATGCGACCAGCTTCTTCTGCTGTAGGCTCTGGAGGCGTAGGTTCAACGCATAACTCATAGTGGTCAAAGTTAGCCTCAACAAAGTCAGCATCAGCAATGATGGTATTTGTGATGTTACCGTCAGCATCTTTAATATTGTATTTCACTTAAATCTCCTTACGGTATGTACTGGATAACAACACAGCCTTCACCACCACGGCCTGAAAGAATGTAGTTATTGGCAGAACTAGAAAAACTCCAACCACCCCCGCCGCCTATTGCTGCGTGGCAATTACCGGGGTACAGAACAGTATTAGTATACGCACTCCCTGCTCCTGCTAACGGACCCGCCGACGCATCTCCTACTGCATTGTCATAAGTGGTATGAGCTACCACGTTCTGAGATCCAAGACTGCCAGATATTTGACCTAAACTAGAGGAATAAAAATCACCCACTATGTCACAGTCACCGCCAATACCAGCGTAAATGCTGGTACCAGTACCGTCATTACCCGTCCCTAATAAACCAACAGCGCCACCACCTTTATAATAACCGCCGCGTCCACCTGTAGTATTTAAGTCTCCATTTGATCCTACGCCGCCGTTAGTAAAGGCTCCGTTTGTTAAAGTTCCTCCGGCTCCACCAGTAGCCGTTAATGTGGCGCTTAGTCCTGTACCTGAAACGGTTGTAGTGCCTCCATCTACACCAGCACCTACTGCTCCTTTTACCGACGCTCCACCTGCGCCAATAACAACAGTGAATGAGCCGGAAGTAGTAACGGCTAAAGAGTCCTTTCTGCAATAACCTCCTGCCCCACCGCTTTGTATGTCGCCGGTGTTGCCGGTTCCAGAGCCACTACCGCCAGCACCAATAACGTGGATCATTATGTTGCCGTCTTGAGGCGGAACCCATGTCTGTGACTTGTGTAAAAATATTGTGGGAAATGACGCAGAGCCACCACCGCTAATAAAATCTGTAAAGTTGCTCATGACATTACCCACCCTTGAGTTGCATCTGTGTATATGAATTGTATGGAGAGATACGCCGCATCCATTGTGAAGTCAGACGCACTGCTCATTATGTTTGACCCGTTCCTACCCACCACTGTATCGGTGAAATTACCTACTGTAATCAGGACTCGTTGACCTATAGCTGGTGAGGCGGGGAGTGTGATAGTTTGCCCAGCAGTATCAACGTAGACGTGCGTGTTAACTGTAGCTGTTATGCTTGTACTGGTAACTACTGACGTTATGCCAACCGTTACAGGCTCAGAAGCAATCTTGGCTGCTGTTACTGCATCATCAACAATAGAGTCTGTGACCACTGCATTGCTTGCCAGTTGATCCGCCCCCACTCCATCGTCAGCGATGTTAAGAGTCACAGGGCCTGAAGTGCCACCGCCCGACAACCCTGTACCAGCAATAACCTCTGTGATGTCACCTATCACGTCAGCGTTGCGTATGAACTTACGCACCTCGATAGCTGCGTTGAACGGTGGTGCCTCAGAAAATGTAACCACCAGACCAGACAGCGTGTAGGAACTAATAGCCTGCATGATTCCGTCGATGGTTATCTGCAGCAATCTGCCTGTTACCGGCGCAGTGCTTAGGGTGAACGCTGTTGTAGTGCCGTCACCCGTGAACGTGTCTTCAGTCAGGATCGTTACTTCTTGAGCCTTCAGGTAATCAACGGCTTCAACAGCACCCGTAGAGTCAAAACCTAGAAGCCTGTGAGAGCGCCCAGATGCTACTGGTAGCTCCATGTTAATGGAGTCCAGATCAAGAACCGGCTTTCTAACAGAGCGCGCATCGGTCGTAGCGTTCTGTTGTATAGCCAACCACAATCGGTCGAAGTCTTCGTTAACCTCGGCAGCTAGGAAGTCACCGCTGTTCTGGTAGTCTGTGGTACGTTCCAGCGCCATGTTGCGATAGATGGTGATAACGTCACCGGGAGTCGCATAAGACTCCAGAACAACGGTGCCGCCTCCATCAAGGCCAACACCAGTTACAGTGTAGTTAGTGCCCTCTGACAGAATCGTGCTGTTCTGTAGTACAACGAGGTCATCCTTGTCGTACACCTCAAACGTGTACGCAAATTCATCCTCGGTTGAGCCTGTAACAATGTATTGGTTACGAGCAGTCGTATTCGTTACGGTCATTGTGCTGCCTCCGGCAATGCTTCACCCGGCTTCCACCAGTATTCTTGATTGTATTCACGTTGGCGCTTCCTAATCATGCGATTATACTTTGCTTGAGCGTCTGGGTCGGCCAACATTTCTATTTGGTCAAACATAGCGTTTTTGAATAAATGCGCTTGCCAGATGTCTGGCGTGTATCGTTCGACATACTTCACGGTTTCACCGGCAATTCCAGTATCCCCAATTATATCGAGCACGTTTGTCTCCTCGCTTTTAATGGCCTCTTGTATATTGCCGACCGTCAACTGTACTGTCTTATCTATCAACTCCCCAGTAGGGCCGAAAGCTGTAGAAACCAGCCCACCGCCAAATCTGTTTTGATCCGAAAATAAAAAGTCGCCAAAGATTCCAGCCCCGCCACCTTGTGCAAAAGCAGCGCCAAAGAACTCCTTATTGTCCATTGGTCTAGGCTCTCTACCTGCGGCAATGTCTTTAGCTTGTAATGCAATAGCGCCCAAAACGGTAGTCGAGGTAGCCAACAAACCAACGTATTCAATGAATTGACCACCAGATGTCTGGAACGCAGCACGCTGTATGTGCGTTAAAGCAATGGTTATTGGAAAAGACTTGAGGTTCATTATGGAGCGTATGCCTTGTCCACCAATCGTAGCCCGGCCCATGCCACCAGTCGTGATAGCTCTCACTCTCGCGTCGGGACTAGGGACGGCATAATCCGTCTCAGACAGAACCATACGATGAAATTTTTGCCCTCCATCCTCCAGCATATTAGCGAAGGCAACTCCCTTTTGCTTAATAGGCTTTTGCTTCCTGAACGTATCCCAATCACTAGCTTCAATGCCATAGGCCTCAAACCTGTTCTGCATAATAGGATCTAGCTGGTCTATGGACTTGCCAAAGTTTTCAGCCAGCGCAGACGAGAACTCCATGCCAAAAGCCTTTCTGCCCATATCCGTCCACGGCTCTAAGAGAGAGGCGCGCATAACAAATTCAGCGACCTTGGTACTCATGCCTGTGCCATAAACGTCCCCAAACCTGTTGGCAGAGGATGCTCTGTTTACTGCTTCAGAGATAAGCCCGATCTTAGTAGCAAATACGCGATCCGCTTCATTAGCAGGGTTCATCAGACTTAGCTGTCTATTAAGAACCTTGTACGCTGGTATGTTATTGAACCTAGCGGTTATGGCTTGGAACCCAATATCAGAAATAGATGACAGAAACGCTTTACCTAGGGTGGAGGCGGTCAACAGGTTTCTGGTTGTTTGCATGAAGTCGGACAAACCTGTCAGTTCGCCGCCGTTTATCTTGCCAGACACCACGTTGTACAGAGCGTCAGCCATAGCCTTCTGCGGCCCAGTAAGCCTTTCGTCACGATCTGCAACCGCTTTCAGCCCTTGATAGGTAGCCTCTGGGTTTGGCCCAAGTCTTTCCATCAGCGCGACATCATTTGCCATTGTGCTGATGTGGTCGGTCAGCGTAGTAAATACATCACCTTTGCCGTACTTGTTCTGGTACGCAATCCAAGACTTAGCGTCCTTGAAGTACAGTATGCGACGGTCACTCCCTCTGCGGGATAGTTTCTTACCGATACCAGTGACACCGGGCGTTTCTTTTACTTTATTCAGCCCGCCACTGGTGATTGTTTCGTATGTGTAATCAAGCAAGTCCTCGTACTGAGCGTCACTCAGTGCTTTGCCGTTATCATCCAACATAAACTGGCGGTCTAGCATTGGCTTGATTTCAGACTTCCAAGTCTCACGCCCCAGTTTTTCGATGGCTGCGGCATCATGTTTTTGCGGCATGAACCATCGTTCATTCTTCGAGATAGACCCGCCTCTAGCGTTAAAGTCTGCCCTCATCTCGTCAGACAGTTCTAGCCATTCCTTTGCGAACTTCTCTATCTCGGGATCGTCAACAGCCTCACCGTAGATGGCTCGAACCAGTTTGTTTAGCCCAGCTTCGTCTTGCGTCAAACCAAACATCTTTGTCTTGAAGCGAGACAGAACGTCTGCAAATTTAGAGTGGTACTTGCCTTCGTAATACTTGCCTAGGTACTCGACATTGTAGTATTTCGACACACCCTTAACGTCTTTGGACATTAGACTCATTAGCCCGTAATACATCCCATTGGGATGCGACCTAGCGTCATCTAGTGCCTGAGAGAACCTCACGGTCTGTATAGCCGTCTCTCTGCGCGCACGAGACATATTGCCAAGTATCTCGGTAATCGCTTCATTAGGATTGTTGGACGATAGAATTTGATCGGCAACTCCCTTAGAGATCCGATTAGCCTTCAACGCATCGTTTACGCACTTATCAAAACTAGCCAAGGACACACTCCAATACGCTTTCTATACCTTCTATGTCTTCATCAAGACCTTTAACGATTGCACCAGCGTCAACCATCTCGCCGTCAACCATAAGGCTTTTAGTTTCTAGGTTATTAAACGCCTGCATGTCTGCGTCGTAGTCTTCAGCCAAGCCGTTAGCTTCTAGCAACTCCCTCTCCCTCGCAGTTACAGTAGCGGGGGCGGCTTTTTGTGGCCGTGGCTGTTCATAGTTTTCAGGCTTGCGGGACGGCTCGTTAAACTCTGCCATCTTTCGCTGATACGCCTTGTATATCTCAATATCTATAGCAATGTTTTTGTCATTAACATCAACAAAAAACGGGTCTAAGTCTTCATCAGCTACCTTGTTTAGCGACTGTTCGGCTTGGTCTAGCTCTAACAATCGAGCTTCAACATTAGGGTCAACAAACCTGTCGCCCGAAGACAGCAGATCCTCGACAAACTCCACCGAATCCCGGTTGTCGTATCCAGCGCCAATGGCTCTTGTGGCTATATGCCCGTCTTCCATCAGCTTTTCCGCTAGCTTTTCTGGGGTAAGACCAGCGTTGCCGCTTCTCCAAAACGGTTTCTGGAAACCACCCTTCAAACTTCCAGACTGCGCTTTGCTCATGCCCGTTTCAGACTTCCACGCTGCTTGGTTTAACCCGCCATACTCGGATATCAACCGGCCAAACTTGGGCGACTTACTGAGCTTATCAATGTCTTTAGCTATCTGTTTAAGCTCTCGCTCCTTAGACGCAACTAGCTGGGCGTTAAACTCTGATGATTCCTTTTCAAACGCAGACATTGCCTCGGCATAGTCATCAGCCATACGGCTTTGCCTAGCAATGGTTTCTTCCATCAGGCTCTCATCAATACCTCTAAGCTCGTCAAGCGTCTGGGTGATTACTTCGTCTAGCTCACCATCACGCTGGGTTACAGTGCGAGATCCCATCAAGACTTGTTTTACAGCTTGAACGTCCTCACCCACGCGCTGCAACTGTTCTACAGCCATCGACTCAACGGAGTTTGGCGCTACAACGCCCTCATCAATAGCAGACTGTCCAATCTTGTTAAAGTAGCCAGCTAACCCACCTGTAAACGCGCCAAGCGCGCCAGCGCCAGTAGCTGCTATAGCTATGTTGGCTAGGGCTTCTTCCGTGCTGTACGGCGAGTTGATGTCATGCTTATGCTTGTAAACCAATGGCTGAATGGCTAATTCACTAGCAAGCGCCAGCCCCACCTCTCTCTTGCCTACAGTCATAGCAGAAGCAAGTACGCCCATAGCTTTCAGGGATACACCAGCAGTCGCTATAGGGAGGGTGGCGATTGTTATAGGATCAAGCATATAGCCAGTAGCCATGCCAAAGAACTGGGCAATGCCGCTACCGCGAGCCATAACATCTTCTCTTTCCTTTCGCCGTTGGGCTAGAAGCTCATTCCGCTTAAAAAATAACGACGCATTGGTCTCAATCTCGCCTGTGTCGCGGGCAATGCGGTCATAGTCAATAACGCCAGAAATGTCTGTGTAAGCGTTTATGTCTAGCCCATCGTCTACTAGCGCCTTTAACTTTTGGTCTCGTTCCCTAAATTGCCCCATGTTGAACTGCGAGGATATTGATAGCTCCTCATCAATAACCTGACCGAGACCTGCGCTAAACACCTCACCAAAACCTGCCTCCTCTACGGCGGCAACAGGCTCATAGGGCGTTACCCTTTGGTTAAAGTCTCTGAGGTCTCGTCGGGATACAAAGGCCATTTATTCGTCCTCGCCATCCACATAAAACACGCTCTTACCTGCGGCTAGACGTTTTTTGGCATGAGCAACCGCCTTGAGCCTTATGCTTTTAGGAATGTTTTTGGCGTTGCCTTCGAGTTGCATGTTTGCCAGCGTGTCTATTTCTTCTTGAGTGAGGGTGGGCACCATTGCGGGCACTTGCATTTCCTTGCCGTTTACCGGCACATCAATAGATGCCTCAGTCATTGTGCCGCCCTGCACAAGATTCTCCACTGGGCCAAGGTATCCCCTAGCAGATTTCTTTGAGCCGTCTCGCCTATACATGCTTCGATCTTCATCGTCATCTTTTAACGATTGGAGCCTAGCCCTCAAACTGTCTACCGTCCCTTCTGGGGCGCTACCAATACCTTGTTGTGAGGGCTTTGATTCAGGGTCGCCAAAAATAGGCTCATCCATTTTAGTAAAACGCTTAGACGTAGGTATAGTTAACAGGTCTTTTTCAGGCTCAACGCCGCCAAAGAATTTGCCACCCCTATTAAACACAGCCTGTCGTTGTTGAGTTTCCTCAAAATCCCTACCCAGCTTCCTAGAAAGTAACACCTCTGCAACTGCGGGGTCATAGCTGATCTGTAGCGGATTACCATCTGGCTTAACTAACACTTGGTTGCCCTCAACTAAAACCTCATAAAGATTTTCTTCTACAGCCCGCAACATCCCTTTGTGAACTTTGTTAGCCGCGTCTTGTGCCTCAGCGCCGGAAAAATAAATTGACATGTACTCAGCATCAATGTTGTCAACAAACGACTGAAATTGCCCCTCACCTCCTGCTACCCTAGGGATATATGTCTTAAATCCATTAATGCTATCTATGTTGCCAGCAACAGCAATTAATGATTCCTTGAAGTCGCTCGAACTAAAAACCTCGCCGGGAATTGTAGTTCCCGCGTAATGAGCAAGCACCGCTTTCATTGTAGACGCTTTATCGTCAGCCCCATAAACGTCGCCAACATAATCTTCAAAAATAGGCAGGTAATCTGTATTGGAAGGCAGCTTGAACGTACCTCCATCCAATGCTTCTTGACCATCAAAAACAGCCCTTTGGATGTCTCTATCACCTATAGCCGCTACCTGCGCAAAAATCTGTTGGTTCTTTTCGCTCAACAGACCGGGTAGTTGTGCCCGAGGGTCTCGCTTATTATCAATAGCAGGGGCTATCATTTCTGCCAGAGAAATTTTGTCGTCAACAGTCATGCCGGGTATTCGAGCGGCAAGGTCTGATATTTCTCTGTCGGTCAAAGGAGGAACGGGCGCGCCATAATGTTGGGACATCATTTCTGCTTGCTCTATCCGCTTAGACATAAAGTTTGGGGATTGCATGTCTATCGGCTCAAGAGCAATAAGCCCTTGAGAATCGGCAAAAGCAAGGGGGTCTCTTTCGACCGCTTTGCTAATAGCTGCCTGACTAGCTAACTGTGCTTGGTAAACGGCTACATCTTCTCCTTTTAGAGCCTTAGCCTCTGACAACGCTAAATCGTTTTGTCGTTTAGCGCTAGACCCTAAAGAAAACGAAGCAACAGATCTTGCTAGGTTAACGCTTTCTGTTAAATCAGCGTCTCCAGCAATAATGTTATTTACTTGGCTTGTTAGGGCGCTATCAGGACTGCCGCCCATAGATATTACGTTAATGTAGTCTTTAACCGTCTCCGCTTCTTTTTCGCTTGCAACCTTCCTTGAAGCCTCCTGTATCGATACGTCCCTTTCAAGCATAGCTTTTGCGCCAGATTTGAGCGCATCAAACTCATCAGCGGTAAACTCGCCAGTGTTTTCCAGTTCGCTTAGGCTCTTAAAAGCAGCATCGCGCCCCTCGGTTTCTAGCTTGTTTGCTAATCCATGCTTTACTTCCTGCTCTGCTACCTCGCGGACAAGAAGCCTGTATTGTTCCGTGACCCAAGATTCACCCTTTTTAGGGGCCATTGAGTCTAAAACCGTTTTAGCCTCTAGCAGTGTAAAAGCGGCCTGCTCAGCGTCCCCATTCCTTGCAAAGCTAGCCGCGTTGCGTCCTAGCGTCTCAATATTCGACAGCCTAGACTCATCAGCTAAAGCACGACCCTTGGCAACTTGATTGCCAAAAACCTTGGTCTCATACGACTGAATGACGTTATCGAGTGTTGCGCCGACAACGCCTTGGTAGTTGGGATCTATGCTAGAAGTTATGCCCGCTCTTACTTCTGTGGCAGCCTTTCTATAAGCCTCAACATCGTCTGGGTATTGTGCGGCAATACGCGCCATCTGTTCTTGAGAATCGACAGAAACTTGAGAGAGGTAGGCAGACTCCAGCGCATCGTTGTAAGAGTTGTCCTTGATAGAAAAGGCGGACAGTATGCCCTCCCTCTTTTCTAACGGTTGACCTTCTACCGCAGCAGCCTGCCCCGCAGTCAAGCCTTCACGCTCACCTTCACGCTGCGCCATTTTAGCACCGGCTTGATAAGCAACATCCTGCACCCGAGCGGCTACACCAGCTATCGCTTGCAACCGTCTGGCGGCAGAGTCATCCACCCCGGTAGGGCGTAGCTGACCGTAATATGTTATTTCTTTAGCCATTAACTACCACCCGGTTTCAACTGCAAGTATCCAGTAGGTTTCGCTTTAGACGACGGCGAAGGACTACTCATAAGTCCAAGAGCCTTTGCGCCAGTGTCCAACAGCGTAGACGCTGCCTGTACATTACCTGTTAACCGCGCATTTTTAGCCGCACGTTTAAGTTGCGCCTGTCTTAATTGATCGCTTAGGCTTTCCATCCCCTCACCCATACCAATCTTTTCAGCGGCGGAGAGGGCGATACTTTGAGGCGTACCCTCGCCAGCAAGCCCAGACGTAGACAAAGCAATAGACCTCGCGGAAAGCATACGGTTTAGTTCTTCACGACGCTGTAGCTCACGACCTGTTGCTGCAATACGCTCTTGCTCCGCTTGGCGTTGCAGCTCATCTTCTTGCGCCTTCCCAGCAGACCGAGAAGCCGCAGCAGAAAAGCCGCCAGATACTAAACTTGTACCAAGGGCAGCAGCAGCAAGAGGGTTTGCGACAGCGGCGGCAGCAGTGGCAATACCAGCGCCCTTTATAGCGCCACCTATAGTCGCTAAAATTGTAAAAATTGCCATTAGCTGCTCTCCACTTCAAATTCAATCATCTGTATATGGAACGGGGTGGGGTCAGGAACCGTAAACACCGGCACCTCCTCTCTCGTCCATCCGTCTGTACCGTATATATCGTCAATGATACCCGTTAACACGTCTGGCGGGTTATCCAATGGGGTGTCTGGTGCAGGCCCGAATGCCCTGATCGGCACCGCATTACCGTTAACGTACACACCAGAAGACTCATACACACGGCTATTAATTCTTACCACACGCTTCAAACGCATTTGGTTCTGACCGCTACCGACATTCGTGTTTAACGGCATTGGCTTCAGTTCGATTGGGAAGTTTAGACCTACTTCAACGCTGGTATAACCAGTTTCACTAGCCTCTAGGGTTATAGACCCGCTTGAGACCGCCCTAGGCTGCAGTACAACGCCGTCAGCAGCGATCTGTACCGTCTGCCCCTCTAAATAATCCAGCCCTGTAAGGACAGTCTGAGAGCTTGTAGGGGCTATCTTGGTTGATGCGTCCATCTTGTAATCAAAGTTCCAACGCTCCAAGAACTTAACAGTCGCGCTGTTAACGGTTCGCTCAGTGATGAGATACAAGTCTTCGTCTACAACACACACGCCCTTGATGCTGCCGGTGTTCTCCCATCGAGTGAACCCGGTAATGTCCTGAGCGCGGAGGGTGTTAAGGATCACGCCCTTGCCGTCATTGTTTACAAAGAACACCCAGTTAGCATCGTCGCTCTGCGTACCACTTAACAGAGCCATGTCTACAGGCTGTGTAATTAGGTGAGAGGCGAGTACAGACAGATCTTGTGTAACGTATGCGTCCTCATTAAACGAGAACACGAAGTCTCTAATGGACTTACCGTTACGATCCACAAAGATGGTGGAGCCGTCTACGTCCTGAGTCTCTACGTTTAGCGCACCGTGGGACGTTTGTGGTTTGACCTGCGCGTTTGATGGCGTGACAGGACTGCTAGTAACCGCAAACTCCGCACCAGATGTGAATATCTGCAGGTTACGACCGGGGAACACGTCCACAATGTCGTTCAGTTTGCGAGACGAGATGGTTACAAAGATGGCCTCATCGTCATCACCGTCATCAATATCGAAGTCGAAGAACGACCCAGACTTGGAGAAGAACAACGACTGCGGCTTAGACCGAGTACCGCCAAGAACCAACCGTCCTTCATAGAAACATGCTGTCTTGGGGTAACCTCGGGTAGCCGACCAAATGTCTTCCTTGCGCGGAGAACCGTTTGCTGACTTCGTAAACGCGATCGTCTTGCTTGCGGTGCCGGTAGACGCAAAGGCTGAGTACAACTCAAAGTTTTTTGCTGACTCCCCACCCACCGTAATGGTGTATGTGTTGGCGGCAGTGCGATTAACCTCAACGCCCGTCTCGCCCATCACCGGCATTTCTTGGATATTGCGCTGGATGTTGAATTCCGTAGAGGATTGCTCGTCCGCAGTAGCGTCACCGGCAAACGTGATGTTCTTAGACGTTACGCCTTCTATGTCTATCTGAAACTTATCACCGGCAACGAAGCCCGTCAGAGTCATAATCTGCACATCGCTAACGGGTGTGGGGCTTAGATCATCGTTGTAATCGAACTGAGGCACATTGCTAAACGGTATATTGTCGATAAACCACTCAGTATCGGTACCCAAGTTAATCAATCGCTTGGGGATTGTGTTCTCTTGGAACAGCAACATTACGTTCTCAACCTGTGTAGCTCGTACTTCAGGCACATTAGCGGACGAGATAGTGGTCTTGATGTCCGCTACATGGGTGTTTGGTGTGCGGAATACGCGAATGTTGTTCTCAGTCACGACTAGCAGGTAGTGCCGGTCATCCTCTACGCTGAAATCCAGCATCTTGAAGTTAGATGCCGTGGCAGTCTGCTCGATCGGTGCAACTGTACCCACCGTAATAAAAACGCCGGGCAGATTATCACTGCCTATCCTAGCTAGTCGCCAGTATCTAGCCGTCTTTCCTACAAACAACCGGAAGTCTTGTGCTGGTTTTGTTGGCGTAACGTCAGTGATTAAGGGCACGCTAGCAGCGTCAACATAAGTTACATCGTCGGTCGAATACTGAATCTTAAAGTCATCAGAATCTATGCCGGTTCCGCCAGTAAGAAACACGTTCCTAACGTCGAAGAACTCTATCGCCTTGGCAGAGCCTAGGTCGAACTTGCAAACCACATACGGGTTTGTCGTGGATATTGGTGCGGTAGTAGTGGATACCGTGGTGTCATCGTCATCATTTATGTTTCCAGCATTACCGCCAATGCCCACAGGAATGGTGGGCACCGTAGTATTACGAGAGAGGGTGTTGATGACAGTCTGCACATACTCAGTACCGGGCCGACGCTTCATCCCACCTTGAGGGACAATGACCACGTTCTTAGCGGTCTGCACACCCTGATAATACTGAGCAAGGTCGATACGACCCTTCAATAAAGGACTAAGCTCGCCACTCACAAAGCTAGATTGGATGAATCGCGTCTTAGCCACGATTAGTACCTAACGTTCGTAAATGGATTACTTTGTATCCTCGTCTGTGGATGCTGCTGAGAGTCCGTAAAACGCGCCATACGGGACGCATTCAGGTATTCCGCAGCCATCTCCCCCCTTGCCGTAGCGCTGTCCCTGACGCTCGTAGCGAAGTCCTTGGCTAATGCGTACTCAATCATCTTGGAGAAGTAGATAGGCCACTCACTCTCAGGTACGTCATAGATGTAGTCGCAGTACAGAGCGGACTTACCATTCGTATATACCTTGTCGCCATACACTTGATAGCCGGTGCTGGGGTATAGCTTGATAAGTACCAGAAGGTCGGTTGGCAACTGATAGATAGACTGCCATTCGGGATCTGCAGGGACATCGGTTGTTAGTGAGATTTGCGCTTTCTTACGAGCGAACCCCCACCGATGTTTGGTCAATTCAAACTTTACAATGTTGTCGTACAGGTTAGACCCAACCTGCTGGGCACGAGTGTTCCCGTCTAGCGTGTTGATAGGCGAATCACCAATGAGGATCAGCGCGTTACTTACTAGGTCGATCTTACTCGCCATATCTTTCCCTCAAAAAAAGAGCGGGAGGCCGAAACCCCCCACCCAAACTAGGAGTCGCCTAGCGCCGTACCAGATGCACAGTCAATCGCTGTTCCGGTATTACTCTTCACAAACGTGACAGTAACCGCAGCAGCATCGCTATCACTTACGAAGATAACGTCGTTAACCTGCAACTCGTTGACTGCTGGCAGGAAGTAATTCGCGCCAGTAACCGTGGCGATAGAGTCAGCAGACGCATATGCGTATACCTTCTGTGCATCGCCCATCCCGCCAATGCGAGAAAGTTTGTCGTAATCAAAAGCCATGAGAGACCCTCCTTTAAGCAGTCTTGTCGTATTGAACTTTAACCAGACCACCCTCGTCGCGTACGACAGAGCCAGCTTTCAGCATACCGTTGGTCAACCAAGCAGTACGTTCAGCAATCCAGTTGACTTCGGTCTTCATGTCGATACCAATGGCAAGGCCAATAGCAGGACGTTGGAAGAACCATGAATCCACGACGTTAGCCGCTTCAGTCAAACCACCCTCGGTGCGAGTCTCTAGGATGATGAACTGGAAGCCTACAAGCGTGTTGATTTCACCAGACACCAAAGCCTTGATGTTCTGGTAGTCAGCGTTTGTAGCTTTCTCGTCGTTCAACAAACCACCCAGACCGCCAGCTTCGATAGCTGCGAACAACTCAGTGTTCGGTACGCCCTGATCGCGCAGTTCTACCTGTGCATCAATGACCTTAGCCATCGTCAGGTTAGTGCCGCCAGCAGGAACAGCCGTGGTGAGAGGGGTAGATGCGTCCATAGCGTCGATAACCAACTGGTCACAACGACGGCCCAAGGCACCTGCAATAGTGTTTGCAAGTTCTTGCTTCTCATCGAAGTTAACTTCAGCGGCATCAAAGATGTCCGTGTACTCAGGAGCGTTCCAGTTAGCCAGTGTGGCAGTCTTGAATTCATGAGACACGTCCATTGGCGTTACCAGATCAGAAGTAGACTTCTGGTTGGCAAGTCCTTTGCCCATGCGACGGAATTTGTAGGTATCACCTACTACATTATTGCGAACAGTAACACCGCCTTTCAGCAGGCCCATGCCTTGATAGGCATGCTTGACCATACTGTCAAACTCGGTTACCGCAACAGCGGATAGATTCTTTGACATTACTAAGTCCTCAAAGTTGTCAAAATTAATTTAACGAGGCGTGATTGCCTCTCACTCTAAGGTCTTAAACTGAGTACCCGACAGATCGGTCAGTCCTTAACCTAAATCTGTCAGGCCCAAAAGGGGTATCCGACGGGTGTAAGATACCACATTTTTTGGTTTGTCAATAATAAATTTAGCCAAATGTCTGCGAATATGGCTTATCACCACCAAATTCTTTCATCATCCGCTGTATTTTGGCCTCATGGCTGCTGTCAATCGACCTAAGTAGCTGTCCGTTCTCGTGCTTCCTGAACATCTCAGCCTCAATGTCTTCCCATGTCATGCCACCGGGTTCGATGTTTCCGTCGATAGGTAGCTTGGCCGGTGCAGTGGCACCGATCAGTGCCTCTACCAGTTCGATAGACTCCGCACTGTTAACCGCATAACGCACCTTCTCATAGGTTTCGTTGTCGAGGTTGTTCTTCATGAACTGTTCAACGGTCTTCACGCGGTCGGTAGCGTTGTCACCTAGGCGTTGCATCTCCATCTCGGCAGATACTTCCTCAACCGCCTCACCCTGAGCGATCAACAGTTCCCATGCCTCATTGAACGAGGACTGATTCATGTTGGTCTTCTCGGCAAAGCCTTTGAGCGCGTCCATTAGTTCGTCGCCTTGCTCCACTCCCTCCGGCATCGAGTAGCCATCTTTGGGTGCGCCGGTAAAGCCGCCAAACTTCTTCTCTAATTCTGTGTATGCCTTGGCTTGGTCAGCCACGGACTTGTATTTCTCAGCCTTGTACCACTCAGGCGTGTCACCAGTGCCCTTGATTCCTTCCGTTAAGAAGTATTCACCTTCCGAGAGGGTGGGTTCTGCTGCATCAACGAGTGATGTGGGTTCATTGCTTTCAAGGGTGTCGTTTTCAACGGCCTCTGACATTCTTATCTCCAAGGATAGTTTATTACAGCCCGCTTGGGGCTTACAGGTTGGTGCTTGAGAAGGATCTGTACCAATCTCCGCTCACCGTTTAACAGTGCGAGATCGTTAACGTCTATCCAATCAACGTGCTGACCAGACTTGTAGCAACGAAACGCCCTGAATTTGTGTATGTACTCGAATTTATCAATCCCATACTGGGTGCCGACCTTCTGTAACCAGTCCATATCGAACTTAATCTTCTTCAGGTAGTCGGGTTCAGCGCAGACCACCTCGATCTTGCTCTTGGTTGCCCGCTTCTTGGGCTTCACTTCTTCCAGTTCTTCGACTTCTTCCACTTCGCTCATACCTTCTCCGCTTGTTGAATATAGTGGACGATCATCCGAATGACCCCCGCCTCACCGTTGTGATACGCAGCCTCATACTCTACGTTTCGTGCGCCAAGGTCAGTGGAGTTGTCTAACAGGAACTTCCGTGTCAGATCCTCCACCACCTTCTGCCCGTCTTCAGTAGCAAAGCACCGGCTGTACGCCTTCGTTAATTCAGAGAAACGCTCTCTGGCCTCCGCAGCGGCCTTGTGAGCGCCCTCATTGCTACCCTCTATGCTCTCCCAAGTCATTCAACCGCCTGCAACTGGGGCTGTTGTGGGGGCATCTGGGCCTGTTGTTGAGCCATCTCTTGCTGCGCTCCGGCTTGGATAGCCTGTTGCTTCTCCGTATCGCTGCGAACTAGCTCGGATGACATGCCGGTTTTCTCAGCAACGTAGCTGCCGAAGTCCTCGATCTTGAATGACGTAGCAATCAGGTCAGGCCCAGCGTTAGCAGCGACGAACTGCACCGCTTGTTGTAGCGATAACAAGTCCTCACCATCCTGAGCGCGGGCGAGGGGGGATGTGAACTTTACTTCCACGTCTTTACCGTCCAACTCAATCGGCATAATCAGACCGCGACGTGTCAGGATCGACACCACCCTCTTGAGGATAGGTATCAGCACCTCAGTCTGTAGCCGTCCGAATGCGGAACCGATGCGCTTCGCTAGCTCTCGGCTCTCGATAGCGATCTCAGTAGCGGTACGAACAGGCCCAGCAGGGTCGCGCAGGTCGTTGAACAGCGCCAGTTTGATAGCGTTCTGCAGTTCGGTGATCTCAAACTGTGCAAGTCCGAGGTTCGTTCCTGTGTCCAGACGCATTATCGACGGGTTGCTGGTGTTGTTCGATCCAACAGGGATGACAACGCCCGGTGCGATAGTCAGGTTGTACGGATTGGTTACGCCATCATCGGTTGCTGTGTACATGCCAGCAAGATCAATAGCCGCCTTCTGCAAGACGAACTCTTTGGCCTTGTTCAGACTGCGCACATCGGGCAGACATTGCATAGCAGGCCCACGACCACGCACCTCACCGGCTACTTTAGTGTAACGACCGGTGACCCACGGCGATGTTTCACCGAAGTCTTCGATCCATGAGAAGCGATCCTCGTCATTCACCCACAGACAGCCGTAGTACCGCTTCGCTTTCGGCTCGAATACCACACCCTCAGACACTTTCAGGTCAGCATCGGGTGAGTTCTCAATCAGTGCGCGTACAGTCTCGGACACTTCAACGCCACGCCACATCCGCTCAAGCAAACGAGCCTTTACGCTGAACCTGCGCCAATGCGTCTCGATGTTACCGAACGGCCCTTCCTCGAACGCGATACCCTTTTGAGGGATACAGTGGAAGACGATGGGGTTCATGTCATCATCGGTCTCGTCGATGCGAAGCGTGGCCGTGCCAATCAACAGATCGAGCGCAGCCTCATAGAACTGAGTGCCGAAGTTACTTCTGTTTATGTAGTCAAAGACAATGCTTGCTTGCTTGTCGAGGTTCTCGCGTACCTGTTGCTCAGTGACACCCACGTCACCTTGTTCTAATAGCTCCAAGACCTCGTTGCTGGGCTGGAATGCGGCCCATCGTGCCTGTATCGGTGCGATATTCTCTTGCAGCTTGCTAGCAGCCTGTTGAATAGCGGTGAGAGAGGTCGAATCGAATATGCGATCCATCTTTTTCTGACCGGTGTTCTGGGTTTCGAACAGGTTGCGCTGCGGAAGGAAGTATTCATACACGTCGGACATCTGGTCGTGCCACATGCCCTCGGTGTCGAATGCCCGCTTCTCTCTCCGTTTCATATCCTTGACGGAGCCAAGGTACTTGGGCGACTTCATGCGATGCCCCGCACGTTGATACCGCTCAAGATGCTAGCGCGTTGTGCTGCAGATGGCATTGATGCCCTACCTGTTGAGGCCTTCCCTCTACCCATGCCCGAAGCCGCAGCCTTACGACTTCCCGGCGCTCCTGCCAACAGTGAACGAGTGCCAAGCTGCCCACGTCGTTGTGCCCGCAAGCGTCCCTCGGTTTCCTCGATTTCCTCGTCCAGTGCTTTCTCTTGTCGTGCGGCTAGTGCCACCTCTCGCGCCTGTGGCTCAGGCTTCTTTGGTCTTAGTGCGCCCATGGATCACCTCTTTAGGTATTTGTACAGTTGGTATGGCGTGAGGATAAACGGATTTCGTATTCCTATCGCCTGTTTGATGTGCCCGACACATGTGTTGAGCATGAATAAACTTCTCTGATTATCGCGCACCTTGGCCTTCGCCACGATCACATTCCCTTCCGATGCGCTGAACTCATCCAGCGTCATCAGATCCAGCCCCTCTGATGTCTTTCCGTAGACAATCCACCGGCCTGCGTCAGCCTTCAACAAGTAACAATGTTGGTACAGCGGGTGCAATAGCCGACACCACCAGTGGTCTCGTGCTGCTGTGAACACCGCGTACACGTTACCCGAAGACATTGAACTGAACCTTCGCTGTTCGTGGCGCTCGGTGGATGTGCTGCGTGCTTATCGCCTGACGACCCTCACCCTCGCCTTGTAGTGCGTACTCCAACGCCTCTACCGGATGGCTGTACTCGTTCTTGTCCGGCTCATCAGTGTACTTGTCGCCCGATACTTGGATGCGACGATACGAGAAGCCGCCTTGCAAGCCCTTGCGTATCATCTTTGCCTTGGGGCTGATCAGGAACCTAGGCTTGCCATCCATGCACAACTCTTTCATCGGCAATTCGAGCGCCGCTCTACGCAACGCGGGGTCATTCGTGAGAGTGGGAGTGCAGGGGATACCGGCAGCACGCATGATCTTGAACGGTGTGTCAGCATTGGCTTGGTTCTTGTTGTCGCCAGACGGATCACCCCACCCACGGAACTTGAACTTGGGATAGTTGGCATCGATGTATCGCTTCAGTGTTGGTGCGAAGTCCACCGCCCCGCTGTCAGTCATGCAGAACTCATCGAAGCACACCCACCGACCGAGCGCATCACGCTGCACGAAGGCACACGCTGGTGTCCGCCCGAAGTCAAAGCCCAGCACAACGGGTGTATCGCTGTTCGGTTCATATTGATCGCCTGTGCAGTGTATCGAGTCGGTATACAAGGGATGCACCGGCTTGCCGCTTGAGACGAAGCCGTACTCGTTTGCCAAGTTGACCTTGATCCAATCATCTGTTTTGCCCTGCAAGCCTCTGCCGTAATAGTCCTCTGGCAAGTTGTGCAGGTTCTCTGCGCTCTCGTTCAGATACCAGCCGTCACCCTCTCGGTAAACACCACCCGGTTGCCGGTGAAACATCCAACCCTCTGGCCGGTCTTCCTCCGCCAGTTTGTAGTACCAATGATCTTCATCCGGTGCGTTGCTGTCACCGATCATGCCGTAATGTGTAGGTCTCACCCCCTCTTTCATTGAGGGATACCGGCCACATCGCAGGTCGAGCATGTCCACCACGCTCTTGCTGTGTTCCTTGGCTTCGTTCAGCCATGCCCAAGTTGTCTGCAGGCCTCGGGCTTTCTTGACGTGATCAGGTCTGTCGAACGCGATAAAGATGACTTCACTTCGTACCGTCGTTCCATCCTCCAACTTGAACTCAATCTTGTGGGTGGGCGGTTCCTTGTTGCCTTGCTTGAACTCACCGAGATCCCCATGCACCTCCAACCAATCCTTGATGGTGGTCGAGAACAACTCGCTGTAGGTATTCCGCGCTGCAATGATCCTGCTCAACCTCACCCCGTGGTTTGGGTGCGCCTTCTGCGTCACTGGTGCCTGCTCGCACATCAACTCGAGGAACTTGAGGATGACTTGGACTGTCTTCCCAGAACCCAACGGCCCCATGATGAATGAGTTGCGTGACCGACAATCGGCAAACTCCTCCAGCACCCTCCCCTGCGGCTTCATGACGTACTCAATCGTCGCCATCGAATCGCTTTCTCTGCACTGCAATCACTAGGTCACCACCACCCTCACCCGTTACTTCAGTTGATTTCAGATCAGGAATAAACTTGGCCATCATCTTCAATGACAATGTAGCTGCGGAGTTCATGCGCTGTACTTCAACGGCGCTAAATTCCTGCCCCGGATCAAGCAAATTCCTAATAACATCATGCACATGCGCTTCGTACCCACTAG